TACAAAAGGACGGTATTTAAGTGTTTTGCCTGTAGAAGGCACTTCCAACTCATAGGTTGGCAGCGAAACCTGTGGTAATGCCATAATGCTTAGATCAGTTCATATGTATATTTAGTGCGACTTTTTAGAGCAAAAATACTCAGGAAAAATTTTCCCACTTTTTCAGAATTGAAAAATCAATTTTCCCCATTTATCACTTTTTTATAATTTTCACTGTTAGTAATATCATTCTTGATTACATAATGTCTCATGTAAGAGAACTGTGCAGTTACTTGAGTCAACTGACTTGATCCAAATTGTAAAGGTATGGCATCAATAGTATATGGATATGCTTTCTCCATAATAAAAGAAATTGATGCTCTCTCATTAGCAGTATTTCCACCGAGCTCGGTCTTGGTAATAGATATATCACAAGCATAGTCATCACGATACTTCAGTCTGATGTTTCTGTTTTCTGGTCTACGAGTAAACCCCTGTGACTGTAGTCCTTCTAATGACAGTCCTCTCAAATCATCACCCTTTTCATCAAACATCATGTCAACCCAATCCTGCAAGAACTTCAACGAAGTCATATTTGCATCACATAGGAATCCTAATTGAAACTCAGTGAATACTCTAGTATGAGGATAGTTTACAGAACCACTACCAACGTACACGCCATTCATTTGACCTTGTGCAGTATTAGTGTTGGGTAATTGAGCTTCAGTGCAAAACATTTCAAAGTAATCACTTGTTCCTGTGACAGTTCCATTATCGTCAGTAACTCCACCAGGAACTTGTGTTAGTCCTGCAGGAGGATTAAGAAATTTCACAACAAAGTTATTACTAAATGACATGCCACCTTGGGCAGACATTGTGCTTAAAAGGCGATCAATCGACACGCTAAATACCTATGTTGGTCCTTCTATATTTATGGCGTACTCTGGATTTTACAAACCTAAAAATCCTATTAAGTATCGTGGCAACCCAACAAACATAGTTTATAGGTCGCTATGGGAACGTAAGTTCATGGTGTTCTGTGATAGTAGTTCCTCAATAATCGAATGGGGTAGCGAAGAGATAATTATTCCCTATCGCGCACCTGATGGTAAAGTAAGACGATATTTCCCTGACTTTTACATTAAAGTAAAAGAAAGGAGTGGCAAACTTACCAAGTATATTATTGAGATCAAACCCAAAAAACAAACTCAACCACCGAATGAGAAAAATAAAAAAACTGCTGCCTATCGTAATGCTGCACTGACTTACGTAAAGAACCAAACTAAATGGTCCGCTGCGAGAGAGTATTGTGAAGACAGGCAGATGAACTTCTTAATACTAACCGAAGATCACTTAGGAGTATAAAAATGGCAACTGGATTTGCGTCTATTCAACGTAACACCGTCAATAAGACACCTGGATACAAAACACTTTTTGAAAGAGTAAATGCTTCTACAAAAGGTGAGAAAAAATCACTAGCATGGTATCGTTCTGCAGTAAAGCAAGAAGCGAGTAAATATAAAAAGAATTTTAAAAAATATCTTCTTGACGAGAGGGGAGATCGTGGTGGTTTTGCACAAGAACAAGATTCTAATGAGTTAAGAAAACATACAGTACAAGGTCACTTGTATATGTTTGAGTACAAAGCAAAGATGAGATACCTTCCATATTATGACAGATTTCCTCTTGTTTATGTAATCAAGTCAAATAAAACAGAATTTTGGGGTGCCAACCTACATTACATGTCCCCAAAGAAAAGATTAATTGCCACCAAAAAACTAATGGGTGGAAGAATTGATATACCTAAGAAGTGTTTCCATAAATATCTACACGGCCACGTAGATGGACTATATTTAGATCTAGCTTCAAGTGAATGGGACACTGCCATTCTACTACCGACAGCAGATTTTGTGAGAGACCTAAACGGAATGATCTTCCCAATTGAACAAACAACAGTATGGGAAGAAACTGATGACAATTTCTACGATAAGATCATTGCACATAGAAGCGTGAAAGGTTACGGTACAAAGCAGTCTAAGGAGATGTCTAAGTAATGCCTAACGATGGAGAAGTAAGGAAGAAGAAAAGAGGTAGATCTGGTACAACTTATCAGATATATCGCAATCCTCCTGGCAAGTGGGTAACTACTACTGGCGCAGATTATACAAAAGCAAAGAACACATTTCTTGAACAGTCTGGTGGTAGTACATCATACAGTCAATTAGGTGCGCCTGGAGCACCAACAACATCTTTACGTTATCCAGAGCAAGCTGCTATGGCAGCTGGATCAGACTACGTTCTCTTTGACTTCTACAAATACCAACCACCATTCAAGGGTATCAATAAAGGCGACACCAAAAAGAATAGTACATCATTAGCAACCTATAACCAGAGTGCTACAGATGCAGCGTTTTACAAAAAAGAAACTCAGACACAAAAAAGCGTAGTTCTTTACATGCCAGAAGATATTTCTACTGGTTACAAAGCAAACTGGAGTGGTAAATCATTCAGTAACATTGGTGCTGCTGCAATGTCTACATTTGGTGCTGGTGATTTTGGTCAGTTAGCAGCAAACACCGTAAATACTGTTGGCGATGCATTAGATCAATTACTACCTAATATAGGTGTAAAAACAGTACAAGGTATTGTTAGTAAAGTAACTGGAGAACAGTTATCACAGAATGACATCTATGGTGGCACGCAAGGTGTTATCTTGAACCCTAACGTTGAACTACTATTTGGTGGACATGATCTAAGAAACTTACAACTTAGATTTAAGATGGTTCCCAGAAATGCAAAGGAAGCAGCAAATATCAAACAGATTATCAATCAGTTTAGAAGAGCGATGCTACCAAGTTTTGGTTCTGATACAAAGTTAGAAGGATTTGGTGGAGCTGTTCAGTTGGGTGGAAGAAGCATAGAGCAAAGTTTTATTCAAGTTCCAAACTTCTGTAAGATTTCATTTATGCGTGGTGGTGGATTGAACCCAGATGTTCCACAGTATAAGATGTGTGCCATCACACAGGTTGATATTAACTACACACCTGACGGAACCTATGCTACATATGAAGATGGTAGCATGGTTGCAATTGAACTGTCAGTTGCATTCCAAGAGAGCAAACTTATTTTCGCAAGCGAGGTAGACAAATACTGATGTACTTTTCACTAGTTCCAAACATCGAGTACGATGAAAAACCTATCAGTTATCCCTTCTCAACTTCAGACTTTGTAACCGCAAAGAACTTCTTTCGCAGATACAAAGTTAACGATGATGTATTCTCGTATGCTGTGTTGTTTAACAAGTACACCATAAAAGATGGTGATACCCCAGACACTCTAGCAAACGCTATCTACGGAAGTCCTTTCTATGATTGGGTTCTTCTGTTGACTAATAATATGATCAACGTTCAGTATGATTGGCCACTATCAAATAGTGTGCTATCTGATGTCATGGAGAACGAATATAATGATCCGTATGGAACAATACATCACTACGAAACATTTGAGATTGCAAATAGTGCTGGACAAATTGTATTAGAAGCAGGTAAAACAGTAGACGAAGAGTTTTACAATGCTCCTTCTTTCACATTTTCTAATAATCCACCAGCAGAACTTCCTATCCCAACATCCACAAAACAAGCATCTGCACAAGTTCTATACAATAACTTTGTAAGTTCTATACAGATGACGCAATTTGGTATTGGGTATGAAAGTATACCATCAGTATCATTAGTTCCATCAAATGGTGCATCTGCTACACCAAACATGTCACCAACAGCACCAATCAAAAGAATTAATGTGGTGAGTGGTGGTTTAGGATATGAATATCCACCAACAGTTACATTCACTGGTTCTTTATCATCTCTATCTGCTACAGCACAGTTGGGTGCCAATGGTACAATCGAATCTATCAATTTAGATGGTATTAAATTTGATACCACTAATTCAAATCAGATCTACGAGTTTGGCAACGGAACTACAATCGCACCTAATGGATCTGGTAGTGGTTCAACTGGTGGTTTCAATATTGGATCCACTCACCTACGTTTTGGTGATGCATCAGGAGTAAGATATGCAGTCCTACAACCAGTAGACACAAGACAAATTAATACTGTTCGTGTCTATGCTATCCGTGGTAATGGTAGCAATGGTGGAGAAACACCAGATGTTAATGGTACTGAAGACTTATACTTACAATATCAAATCACAGATACTGGAGCAGTACCATCAACTGAGTGGGTTGATTTAGGAATTGTTATTGATGCTGTTCCTAATGGTAGTGGAAGTGGTGTCCTAGACAACTACGACTTCATACTACCAGCAGAACTAAAGAATGAAAATGTATACTTCAGGTTATATCAACCAGGAAATAGTGGAGCAAACTTTGACCACTATGGTATTCTAAGTGTCAACTTTCTAAACTTGCAAACAGAATATGATGTGAATGGAGGAATTGAAATTGCTCCCAATCCATTAGATAGCAATCCAGAGAATATTACTGCAGCAAGTGCTCAAATTATATTTGGTAGAAGACTAGAAAGCATAACGGTTTTAACCAGTGGATCTGGTTTTGGTGGAAACGTAGCACCAACTGTCAACATTACAGGGGGAAGTCCATCAACACCAGGACAAGCAACAGCATACATTGGATATAATCTAACCACATCTATTCTAGATGCAGGATTGGGTTACGATAGTGCAACTGCTACTATCACTGGTGGTGGTGGAACTGATGCTACTGCATTAGTCAATATTTCGAGTGGAAGTGTTTCCTCAATTCAGATTACAAACCAAGGAACTGGATATACATCAGAACCATCAATTTTAATCACTCCACCTACGATAGAAGATATTTCAGTAAATGATGGTGATGTTAAAACTATCGATGGTCAAGCGTGGAAGTATAGCAATGGTCAATGGCTTAGACAAGCAACATACTCATTCAAATACTACAACAATGGCACATACACACTAAAAAATGGTAACGAGATTTGTCGTCCCGTTACCATTGCTGAGTGGTTTACTACAGAGAATGAAAAGAAAAGAGAAATCTTTATTCTCAAGAGATCATACTTCAGAGATTTTGTAGATGATTTTAGAAAGAAAAATCTATATCAAAAGTCTGATGGATATATTACTCAAAGACTGAAGAAAACTACCTGACTTTTTTGACAAAAAAAATGCTGGAAAAATTTTCCAACATTTACCGTTTTGAAAAACCCATTTTGTAGCAAGAAGATGTTGCTAGTTTTGGATTCTTTTTCAATACTCTATAAGCATGACCGTGAACGTCTGCTTCTAAAGTAAGATGTGCTTTAGTGTGAACGATCTGAATCAACAGTAGCATCCCAACAAACGTAAGGTTTAACATGGTGACTGGATGATTCAGACCTTTCCAGAGAAACTTAATCACTCTTCAGCAAGACGTGCGAAGTATGACAGTGCGTCGTCATCCTCAACGATTGCCTCTTCCTTGACGGGAGAGGGAGCATTCATCTGCTGACGGAACGATGACTGGGAGGTGATGTCAGGGTCATTGAAACCACCAACAGCAACTGGTTCGTACTCTTCGCTGTCTACTGTAGGAACAGCAGCACGTTGAGTGATACCAAGCACCATATTCAGACGCTTCTCAAGGTCAGCATATGATTTGAACTGATCCTTGTGAGTGAATGCTTCAAGGGAATGCTCTTGCTTCCAAGTTGCTTCCAGTTCATCATCATCTGCACTGAGAGCAGAGACATTATCAAACTCAGAACTATCGTAGTTCCAGTATCCTGCGACCTTCTTGATCTTCAGTTTGAAGTTAGCACCTTCCCACAGATCAAAGACGTTTACTTTCTCTTCATCTTGGAACTCAGGTTGCATAGCAGCGAGGATCTTGTCATGGATCTTCTTGCCATACTTATAGAGGAAGACTTTGCCTTCGTTCTCAGGGTGCTTAGGATCCTTCACAACATAGATGTTGCTGTAGTATTGAAGCTTACGCTTCTGCTTACGAGCAGTCTCTTTGTCTTCATCAGCACCGCTGTTCCAGAGACGGCGGTTTACTTCACCAACAGGATCGTTTTCGTTGAGTGTAGTCAAAGAGTTTTCAATATACCAACCACCAATACCTTGGAAGGCGTGGGAGTATAGTTTTGCCCAAGGGAGAGTCTCTCCATCAGGGGCAGGGAGGAAACGGATAACAGCGTATCCATTTCCAGAAGCGTCAACCTCTGGTTTCCAGAAACGTTCATCAACGTTCTTACCGCTGGATGATTTCTCTAATTCCTTCTGAAGGAAGTCAAAGTTGGTCTGGGATTTACGCTTAAGGTCTGAAAAAGACATAGATTTTTGGATTAAATTGGATTTGGTTTACGTGTTGGGTCTTACGCTTAATACTGTGCTGCCCAACGAAATTATTATAGCAGGTGGTGGGGTGGGCGTCAACCCTCTGTGCCACTTTCGAGTTTGTCCCTCATTGCTTTAACTCTATCAAGGAGTTGCTGGAACATATCCTCAACCCTGTTACCTGGTGTGGCACCTAACATGATGATCCCTTGCTTCATCGTCTCGATGACAGACTTTGCTTCAGGATCGTCACTAAGTTTAGCACGAGCATAGAACACCTGCTGCTTCTCGATTAGTTTTTCTAAAGCATCAAAGTATTCTAGTTTTCTATCTGGATCCAAGAGAATAAAATTCATTGCAGATCTAAAGCAGAACTGTTGGAGTTCTAGCATCTCTTGGATGTCACCCCTCACTATATCAGATTTAAAGAAACTCATACTAACGTTAACTTGGCACGACTTGTTTTTTTCATGAAGTTAAGTTCTTGTGCGTCATGTCGCAACTTTTCTTTGAGTGGTTTACTAATCAATTTATTGATAGTATCTACTTCAATTTCATTTAACTCACAGTAGTGGATAACCGAATCAATATAATTCATATCGGGATTGTGTAAAGCAATCTTCTCCACCTCCTGCGAAAATCTCGCAGCAGTCATAAATTTATCCTCTAATAATTGTTTTTTCTCCATATTGCTCTTGATACTCCGAGATATAACTCATTAGTTTTACAAAGAATTCTTTCTTAGGTGGAAGCACCTTAACTTGAGTCTCTCCGTTTTCACAAGCAACAATAGTTACGAGTTGCTTGACACTCAACCCGTAGTTTTCTTGAAGCATACATGCGTATGCAGTTTCTTGAACGAAGTAATCGTAAAGATATTTCTCACGCTTTGGTTCAGCAGATGTCTTGAAGTCAATGATAGACAACACACCGTCAAACTCAGCGATACAATCCACACGCCCTGCAATTTCTAAATGTTTAGAGTAGAGCGCCGCTTCCTGTAAGTAAATATTATTTATACGGTCCAAAGTAGGGCGACTATGATGGAACATTAGTACAGGAAGTGGGTGCGATTTATACTTCTTTAGGTCTAGAT